CACAATATATTGGTGCTTCAAGTGCCGCAGATTTAGATATAGCTGCCACAACCGATGTTAATATCGATGCTACAACGCTTGATGTTAATGCTGCGTTGGATGTGTCAGGTGCGACAACTCTTAATGGAGCAGTTACTCTTGGAAATGCTACAGGTGATGATATTACAAATACTGGTAGATGGGTTGGAGATTTTGTTCCCAAGTCCGATAGTGCTATTGATTTAGGAACTTCTGCATTACAATTTGCAGAAGCTCATATTGATGCAGGGTATATAGATGCAATTACTGCTACAGGAACTTCTACACTTACTACAGTTGATATTAATGGTGGTAATATTGATGGAACAACCATTGGTGCTACTACAGCAGCAGCAGCTACATTAGCTGCGACAGTTACAACTACTTTAAAAAATGTTTCTGCAGTAGGAGCTTCACATTTAACTGGTTCATTTACTGGTTCATTTGTTGGAGATGGTAGTAATTTAACAGGAGTTGCTCAAGATATTGAACTATTGGATGCATATGGTGCAGCAACATTACATCAGACACAAGATAAATTCTTAGTATCTGATAATGGAACTGAAAAAAGTATTACATTTAGTAATATGCAAGATAGCATTTTTGCAGATGTAAGTGGAGACGCTACAATAGCAGCTGGTGGAGCTTTAACATTGGCTAGTAATTCAGTATCACAAGCTCAATTAGATGATGATGCTGTAGGAGCAGATGAGTTGGCAGCCGATGCCGTAGTGAATGCTTCGATTGCTTCAAATGCCGCAATCGATATGGATAAACTTGATGGAGATTCATTAGCAAGTTCACTAACAGATTTTGCACAAGATGATTTAGTTATCTTATCAGATACTTCTGATAGTGGTAATTTAAAATCAATGACAACATCAAATCTTGAAGATGCAATTTTTGGAAATGTTAGTGGTGATGCAGCTATAGCAGCAGGTGGAGCTTTAACAATAGCAAATGATTCAATAGAATCTGGAATGTTAAATGATAATGTAATTTCTGGACAAAGTAATTTAGGTAGTGCTACAGTAGCACAATCAGATGAATTTTTATTCTCTGATGCTGGAACTATAAAAGCATTAACTTTTTCAAATCTTGAGGATTCAATGTTTGCAAATTTTAGTAGTGAAGCAACTGTAGCAGCTGGTGGAGCAGTAACTCTAGCAGCAACTAACACTAGTTTGACAACATTAGCGAATTTAACTACCGCAGGCGCATTAGATGCGGGTTCGATTACAACTAATTTTGGAGCTATTAATAATGGTGCTTCCGGTATTACAACATCAGGAACAGTATCAGCAGGCACATTGACTGTAAGTGCAAATGCAACGATAGAGGGTGATTTAACCGTAAATGGTACAACTACAACATTAGCAACTACGAATTTGGCAGTACAAGATGCTTTTATATTCACGGCAACTGGTTCAGCGGCTTCAAATGTAGATGGTGGTTTGATTGTACAAGAAGGTGCTTCAGTCGATAGTGGTTCAGCGATATATCATGATACTGGAGATAACAGATGGTCAGTAGCTAAAGGTATTGCATCTTCTGCTACCGCAGTAACCGCATTAGAACATGTAGTTACTGTTAAACAGTTAGGTGATAATGATGATCCAGTATCAGGTGATAAAGAGTATGGAGCTGGGGAAATGGCAATAAATTCAGATGGAACTATTTGGATTTTTAGTTAAAATTATATAAAATAAATAGAGGTCATAAATGGCGTTAAGATCGGGTAAAACCCGAGTATTGGTTGATGAAGCAGCCAAGTTCGGTAAAAAGGAAATTGAATTTTTGTTAACTTTAATACAAGAATCAATGATTCCAGGAAAATTTTTACAACAAGCAATGGATGTTGTGATGAAATTGAGAAATCAATATAAATTAATTGATAAACCTAAATGGGAAGTCAAGAAAACAATGTCGATTGAAGAAGAAGTAAAGGAAAGAGCTCTAGCGGCACTCGAAGAAAAAGAGGGAGAGCTTTGGATAAGAAATAAAGAAGAAAATGACGCTTAATGGTTGGCCCGTCTCTTGGCAGATGATGGGAAGTGGGCTTTAAAAAGTGACCAACCGCGATTGAGGGAAGAATAAATGCCAAATTGGAAAAAAGTCATAATCTCTGGTTCAGATGCTAGTGTATCGTCTTTATCTACAAGTGGGACGATTTCAAATGCATCGGCAGTGGGAGCATCACATTTAACAGGATCCTTTACAGGGTCTTATCGAGGTGATGGAAGTAATTTGACAGGAATCGAAGCTGGTATATTTGCAGCAACAGGTTCAATCCAAGCTACCACAAATACAGTACAGGTTACTGGGTCTTTAAGTGTAGATGGCACAATTCAGGAAGCAGGATATACAATTCCAGGATTGGTAGAAAAGATGGTGGTGGATAGTTCTAGTACCTCAATATTAGATTTTACAACTATAACAAATGAAGATGGTGAATTATTAGTAGCTAACTAAGGGAAAGAACAATGGCAAAAACACATAGTAGTTTAACAGGCGCAGATTTACATGATAATAAAGGTATAGGAGTCGAAACCACTGCTAACTTTATGACGATCAGTCAATCTACAAATATATTAAGTGCAAGTGCAGCATCAACTGCATCTTTTGGTAGATTTGAAGGATCTGGAGACTCACATTTTAGTGGTTCGGTATCATTTGGTGGAAACATGACTTTTGGAGATTCGGCATCAGATTCAGTTTCTATAACTGCTGATTTAACTTCACATTTAATACCAAACGCAGATTCAACTTATGATTTAGGTTCAACTTCTCAAGGATGGAATGATTTACACTTAGGTAGTGGTGGAGTTATTAATTTAGATGGTGGTGATGTAACTCTTACACATAGTGCTAATACAATTACAGTTGCAGGCGGTACTTTTGCCGCAGCTGCTATAACTGGTACAACAATAGATGCAACAACAGATTTTACAATAGGTACAACGGTTATTACAGATGATTCAATAGTAATGACTCCAACTACTGGTGATACGGCTACTATATCATCAACTACCAATGGTGCTTTGGCCATTACTACTGTTGATACAGCAGCAGCCGCAGCAAATATAACAATTACAGCAGATGGTACAGTAGATATTAATTCAGCAGGACTAATGACATTAGATTCAGGTGGTAATATTGCTCTTGAACCAGCCGCGGGTTCTCACATCAAACTCGATGATGTCATTCAAGTTGATTCTGGTGTGGTAACAGGAGCAACATCTATCACATCTACCGCTTTTGTAGGTGATATAACAGGTGATGTTACTGGTAATACAAGTGGAACAGCATTAACAGTTACACAAGCAGCACAATCTGCAATTACTTCACTTGGAACTTTAACTACCTTATCTGTTGACAATATTACTATAAATGGAAATACCATATCTTCAACTGCTGGAACAGATTTAAATATTACACCATTATCAGGACAACAAATTGTTCTTGATGATACGATTGTTGTAGATGCTGGTGTAGTAACAGGAGCAACATCTATTACATCGACAGATTTAATTGGTACTAACATTGATGGTATACTTGGTGCTGACACAGCCCGTGCAATTACTGCTACTACAATTGGTTGTGGAGCAATAACTTCAACTGGCAATTTAGCAGTAACAGGTACAATCACAGGAGATACTTCATTAACACTTGATTCTACGACTTTAACAACTGCAGAGTTAGGTGTTTTGGATAGTGTGACTGCTGGAACCGCCGCGGCGAGTAAAGCATTAGTACTAGATGCATCAAAAGATATAGGTACAATTCGAAATTTAACAATAGATGGTACTTTATCAGATGGAAACTACACATTTGATACAAGTGGTAATGTAACTGGTCTTGGAACAGTTGGATGTGGAGCAATTACATCAACTGGAAATAGTTCATTTGCTGGTGGAGTGACGGTCGGAGGAGATTTTACCGTAAATGGCACAACTGTAACGGTTGATGCTACTACATTAAATGTAGCAGACAAAAATATCACGATTGCTAGTGGAAGTACAACTTCAGCAAATATGAATGGAGCAGGATTAAATTTTGGTCTTGATGCAGCGGTAGCTCAGTTAGCGTATCGACATAGTGATACAACTTTAACCTCAAGTGTAGATTTAGGAGCACCTCAATTCCATTCAAGTATTACAACTGGTACTGCACCATTAACAGTTCAATCAACAACTGTAGTTGCTAATCTTAACGCAGCGACTGTTGCTGGTAAAACTATGGCAATACCAGGAGCCATTGGTGGGACTACACCAGCTGCTGGTACATTTACAGATTTAACTGCTACTGCAAACATTGATATTGATGATTCTGGTGGAGATGGAGCAATGGATGGTGTTATTATTGGTGCAGCTACAGCAGCCGCAGCTACATTTACAACCGTTAATGCAACTACATTAGATGCTACTACTGATTTTACAGTAGGTTCTACTGTAATTACAGACGATTCAATTGTGATGACTCCATCATCTGGTGATACGGCTACTATGGCAGCATCTGCCAATGGTGCTTTGACTTTCACTACGGTTGATACAGCAGCCGCAGCAGCAAATCTTTTATTTACAGTAGATGGTACTGCTGAGATTGCTTCAGCAGGAGTAATAACATTAGATTCTGGAGCAGCAATTAATCTTGAACCAGCAGCAGGTTCTGCTGTTTTAATAGATGGCAATATTAGTATAGATGGTAGTGTAATAACAGGAGCATCATCTATTACATCAACTGCGTTTGTAGGTGATATAACTGGAGATGTTACTGGTAATGCTGATACATCAACTAAGATTGCATCTATCACAAATAGTAATATTGTACAATTAACAAGTTCACAAACTTTAACAAATAAAACTTTAACTGCACCAACATTAACCACACCAGCTTTGGGAACACCAGCAAGTGGTGTATTGACTAATTGTACAGCATTACCCGCGGCTCAAGTAGCTCAAGGTACGATGGCTTCTGGTATGGTTATGGTATCACCTGCGTTGGGAACACCCGCAAGTGGAGTATTAACTAACTGTACAGCACTACCAGCGGCTCAAGTAGCTCAAGGAACTATGGCCAGTGGAATGGTTTTGGTAGCACCAGCATTAGGAACTCCAGCAAGCGGTGTAGCAACAAATTTAACAGGTACAGCAGCAGGTTTAACTGCGGGTAGCGCAAGTGTTAGTGATAGTACAGCGAATACAAATTTTCCAATTGTATTTAATGATGAATCAAATGCATTATTAGATGATACTGGAACATTAACATACAATCCAAGTACAGCAACATTGTCAGCAACAAGTGCTTCAATTACTTATGTAAGCGCAAGTAAGGTTGAAGTTGACGCCACCTCATTAACAATTGGTGGAACTGCAATTACTAAGACGATTGCTGATGGTATTCAAAACACAAGTGGTACTAATACTGGTGACCAAAATACATTCTTGACTGTAGTATCGGATAGTGGAACTGCAACTGCAGATGCCACAGGAGATGCACTTTCAATATTGGGTGGAACAGGAGTTACTACGGGAGTAAGTGCTGATGCCGTTACGATTACAAATAGTGGTGTTACTTCAGCAGTAGCAGGTACTGGTATATCTGTAAGTGGAGCAACAGGAGCAGTTACAATTACAAGTGCAATTACAGCAGGTGATGGTTTAACTTTAAATACCGCAGATATAGATATAGATGCAGCACAAACCACTATTACATCTATTATAAATAACGGTTTATCAATAGGTGGTTATTCTAGTCATCAACTTATTGATTTCTCAGCAGACGATATGATAAAAGTTTCGGTTAATAATGTTGCTGATGAATTTAGATTCGCTGCTGGTGGTACATTTCATGCAAACTCTGATGTTGTAGCGTATTCTTCAACAGTAGCATCTGATATGAATTTGAAAGAGAATATTACAGATATGAAATATGGTTTAGATACTGTGATGCAACTTCGTGGTGTTGAGTATGATTGGAAACGAGAAGATATGGGGCATGATGTTGGTGTGTTAGCACAAGAAGTTGAAGCAGTCATCCCTGAAATTGTGAAGGAACATGAAGGATTGCAGGGAAGACCAAAATTTAAAGCAGTGGATTATAATAAGTTAGTTCCTGTTTTGATAGAATCTATTAAAGAACTTAAATCACAAATTGATGAATTAAAACTAATCAAGAATTAAAATTGTTATTTGAATAAATTTAACGATATATATACTTGATACATAAATTAACTATTAACTAAGACAAAATAGGAGTTATAAACATGCCTGAAACGGAAACTAAAACTAAAGAAGTTAAGATTGCAGAAGAAGAAACTACAAAAATTAGAGAATTACAAAATCGTTATACTCAAATTACAGTAAATCTTGGACAAGTAACAATAGCTTCTGAGAGATTGCAAGAAAATATGGATTCTTTGGATACTCAGAAAGAAGAATTGTTAGCGCAACATGTAACTGCTCAAGAAGATGAGAGAAAACTTGTTGACGATCTAACTTCAAAGTATGGAATTGGAAATTTAGACCTAGATACTGGTATTTTTACGCCGAATGAGTAACTTTTGGGATTTTAATTTTATATTTATACTAAATAATATCTGACTTTTATAACTAATTTTTAATCTAAAATCTAGGAGAATTTAAAATGGCCGAAAGAATTGTAAGTCCTGGCGTATTTACCCAGGAAACAGATCTTTCTTATCTCCCTCAAGGTGTTGCTAATATTGGAGCAGCAATGATTGGACCAACCCAAAAAGGTCCAGCGTTTACTCCAACTATTATAACGAGTGGTGGGGAGTTTGAAGAAAGATTTGGAAAAAATATAAAAACATCATATGTTCCTTTTGCAGTACAAGAATACTTAAAATCCGCATCTAGCGTAACGGTAGTTCGGGTAATGCATACAGGTGGATACAGAGCTGATTATATAAATGTAATTGCTAGTGGATCTATATCAGCAAATGCCTCTGGTAGTTTAGTTGCTTTTACTTTAGCTAATACAAGACTTGGACAGAATGTTGGAATAGGATTATCTGCTTCCGGATCAGTGACTGATACTACCGCGGACGCTTTGTTTAATTTAACTATAAGTGGTTCAAGTGGAATACATCAAACTTTTGAGGATTTGAGTTTAGATAGTGGTAGTGCAAATTATTTTGCTAAAAAGATTTCATCAGATCCACAAAGTAATACTGATTATGCATATATCTATAAGGCATTTCATACATCAGCAGATGCGGTAGGAGCATCTTTAGGTGGATTACAAGTTACTGGTAGTGCTTCAGCATCCGCAGGATTAAATTTTGCTGGTGGAACTAATGGAGCTTATACTGCACAATATGATGCAGTAGGTAACTCAGCTACTTGGGGTGGAAATGTTGATTATTGTACTGCAAGAACACCTTATATTATAGATCAAGGTGCAACTGGATGGGATGGCGGCACTACAGCTAGAACTTTTAAAAATTTATTTAGAGTATATACAATAGGTCATGGTTCTGAAATGAATACTGAATATAAAGTAGGTATTTCTAATATTAGAGCAGCTGGAACAATTCCAGGATCTGATTATGGAGATTTTACTCTTTCTATTATACCTCTAGATGGTAGAGCACCAGAAACTTGGGAAAATTGTGATTTTAATCCAGCTTCTCCAAGCTATTTTGCAAAACAAATTGGTGATGCTCATGTAGTCGTAGATTCTAATGGTAGATTGACATATCATGGAGACTACCCGAATAGATCTAAATGGTGTAGAGTTGGTGATTTTCAAAATATAGAAAATTATCCAAAATCTGTAGTACCGTATGGATATGCGTCAGTAGATAATCCAATTCCAGGTGGTACGATAGTACCTTCAGCTTCAATGAAGCTTCAACAAGTTGATAATACTGATCAACAAACTTTTCAAGCAAGTACGTATCATGGATTTGATTTCATGGACATTGGAACATCGAATAGAATAAGAGGCAAATATGATAATGATGGAGCAGCTTATCTTTCACCTATTCCAAGTGGAACAGGAACTGGATCTAATGAATGCTTTAGTTTAAATAATTGCTATGGACATACTAATTCAGATACATTACCAGGTAATCCTGCTGCGAGTGCTCGTAGTGATGCAACAGAAAAGATAACATTAGCTTTATCTGATATAGGTCAGAGACGATTTGCAGTTCCTTTTCAATGGGGATTTGACGGTGTAGATCCAGCTTCAAAACCATCTATGGCTAATGATATAACTACTACTAATGTAATGGGATTTGATTGTTCTACTTCAAGTACTAGTGGTACTACATTGTATAAACGAGCTATTAATGCAGTATCTAATCCAGATGAATTCGATATTAATATGTTGGTAATTCCTGGAATAATTCATAGTAAGGATGGTAGTAATTGTCATAATAATATTACCGAACATGCTATAACTAAGATGGAAGAAAGAGCAGATTGTTTCTATATAATGGACGGATTCCATTGGGCAGATACTATTTCGCAAGCAACTAGTGCTCTTGGATCACTAGATACCAATTATGCAGCTACGTATTATCCCTGGGTACAAGTAAATTATGCCATAGACGGCGGTAATGTGGAACCAGTTTGGGTACCACCTTCAGTTGCTTTAGCTGGTGTATTTGCTTTTAATGACAGGATAGGTCAAGAATGGTTTGCACCTGCAGGATTAAATAGAGGTGGATTGACTATAACCTCTAAAGCTAAATTTAAGTTAAATCATGCAGAGAGGGATAAACTTTATGAAGAAAGAATTAATCCAATTGCAACATTCCCAGGTCAAGGACCGACAGTGTTTGGACAAAAAACATTACAATCCAAACCATCAGCACTTGATAGGATTAATGTTCGTAGATTGTTAATTAATCTGAAGAAGTTTATTGCTTCAACATCTAAATTCTTGGTGTTTGAACAGAATACAACCGCAACAAGAAATCGTTTCTTGAATACGGTTAATCCATATCTTGAAAATGTACAATCCAATAGTGGTTTGAATGCTTTTAGAGTAGTGATGGATGATTCTAACAACACACCAGATGAAATAGATAGAAATAGGTTAGTTGGACAGATATTTGTTCAACCTACAAGAACTGCTGAGTTCATTGTATTGGACTTTGTTGTTCAACCTACTGGAGCAACCTTTCCAGAATAATAAAATATCTTTATAAGATAACTAAAAGCCCCAGTTTTTACTGGGGTTTTTTGTTTTTATAATAACTTCAAAAAAACTTCAAAAGGATATTATTAATATAAGCGCAATTTTTCATTACCGTTATATTTATTACTGAAAAGAAATCTTATTTAGGAGAAGAAAAGATGCCTGAGTTAATTGACGCAACTGAAATAATGTTTACCCCATTTGAACCGAAGACTAAAAATCGGTATGTCATGTATATAGAAGGTATTCCTGCATACTTGATTAAAACAGCTAGTAGGCCTCAAATAACATTTGAAGAAATAGTATTAGATCATATTAATGTAAAGAGATATATTAAGGGTAAAGGTGAGTGGCAACCCTTATCAGTTACTTTATATGATCCAGTAGTTCCTTCAGCAGCACAAGCATGTATGGAATGGGTAAGATTATCCCACGAATCCGTAACAGGTCGTGATGGATATTCAGATTTTTACAAAAAGGATGTATCTTTTAATTTATTAGGTCCAGTTGGTGATGTAGTAGAAGAATGGACATTAAAAGGAGCATGGGTACAAGATGCAAACTTTAATGATTTGGATTTTGCAAATGGATCAGATCCAGTAGATATTGAGTTAGCACTTAGATATGATTACGCTATACTCCAATTTTGATTAAAGTATTACTTTAAGTGGATATGAAAAAATATTGTAAATGTGGATGTGGGGATACTGTTAAAAATGAATGGTCAAAAGGACATTATTCCAGAGTCCATAACAATTGGGGACACAATCCAACGGCAATAGAAAATTCAGCTATATTAAAAAGTTTTGTAAAAGATGAAAATTCAGTAAAAAAAGTTGTGGATTATCATATTTATAGTAAAGTAAGTGGAGTTGTTTTGTGTAAAACTCATCATAAAGAACAACATCCAAGTTTAAACCTTTAACGGAGAATAAAAATGAGTGAATGGATAGCAGCAAATTGGGAATATGTTTTAGTTGGTATTTACGCAATAGAAAAAATCGTAAAACTTACACCAACAAAATATGACGATATTCTTTTCGATATGATTCTTAAACCAATCAA